CAAGCTGGGTTCGGATAACTCATTTGGATATGAATATCTCGCAGATTTTGAGAAAAGATTTGAAATAAAAGCCCGGGACCCTGTTACAACTGGCTGGAAGGACATTGATGATATTTCAAAAGGTGGCCTTGGTAAAGGTGAGTTGGGTGTTGTTGTCGCTCCCACTGGTGCCGGCAAGTCTATGGTGCTTGTTCACTTAGGGGCTCAAGCCCTAAAGGCAGGAAAGAATGTTCTTCACTATACTTTAGAATTGGGAGACACTATCGTCGCAGGGAGGTATGACTCGGCCATTACGGGAGTTGAACTAAGAAACTTAACAGTGTTCAAAGAAAAGATATACGATGAAATAAAAGATTTAACAGGAAAGTTGATAGTAAAGGAATACCCAACTAGGTCAGCGTCAATACAGACAATCAAGAATCATATCGACAAGTTACGCCGTAGAGACTTTGTCCCGGATATGATTATTGTTGACTATGGGGATTTAATAAAACCAGAATCGTCTCGCAAGGACGAGAAAAGACATCAACTGGCTAAGGGGCTTGGCTCAAGAGAGTGAGTGTCCAGTATGGACAGCATCGCAGACTAATCGGTCCGGTTTGAATGCAGAAGTTATCACCATGGAGTCCATCTCAGAAGCTTTTAATAAGTGCTTTGTAGCAGACTTTATTTTTACAGTCTCTAGAACAATAGAAGATAAAAATAATAACCAAGGTCGTATTTTTGTTGCGAAAAATAGAAACGGGCCTGATGGATTGGTGTATCCAATTTTCATGGACACGAGCAATGTAAAGATAAAAGTGCTGCCACAAACGAATGAATCAATAGGGGATATAATGCAGAAATCCTCAGCGGAAAGACTAGAGAACTTGAAACAAAAATACGCAAGCTTTAAAAGCGAAAAGAAGAAAGGAGTAAAATAGAATGGAATTATCAAACCAAATCCTATCAGAGATAACCGTACACATGAAGTATGCCAGATATTTAGAAGACAAGCAGCGCCGAGAAACTTGGCAAGAACTGGTAACTCGCAATATGAATATGCACCTCAAAAAGTTTCCAGAGCTTGAGCTTCAAATTCGAAAAGCATATAAAATGGTTTATGATAAGAAGGTTCTTCCATCAATGCGCTCTATGCAATTCGGTGGCAAACCAATAGAGGTGGCGCCTAATCGTATCTTTAACTGTGCTTTTATGCCAGCTGATGACTGGCGGTGCTTTGGCGAGGCTATGTTCTTGCTTCTCGGAGGCACCGGAGTGGGCTACAGTGTGCAGAAGCATCATGTAGAAAAGTTGCCAGAAATTACAAAGCCGAACATGAAGAGGACTCGACGATTCCTTGTTAATGATTCCATCGAAGGCTGGGCCGATGCAGTAAAGGCACTGGTCCGTTCATACTTCAGTGGAGGTTCACGACTCCGTTTTGATTATTCAGATGTTCGCCCGAAAGGTGCTGCTCTCATTACTTCTGGAGGTAAAGCCCCAGGACCACAGCCTCTTCGCGAATGCTTGGTCAAACTGGAAGGCATGCTGTCACAGAAGGACAATGGAGATAAACTCACGCCAATCGAAGTACACGATATGATCTGTCATATAGCTGACGCTGTGCTAGCAGGCGGTATCCGTAGGGCTGCTCTCATTTCTCTATTCTCAGCAGATGATGAAGATATGATTGCTGCAAAGACTGGCAACTGGTGGGAGACTAACCCACAACGTGGTAGGGCTAACAACTCTGTGGTATTGTTACGACACAAGATTGACAAAGAGTATTTCATGAATCTTTGGGACAGAGTGAAAGCATCTGGTGCTGGAGAACCAGGCTTTTACTTTTCTAACGATAAAGATTGGGGAACAAACCCTTGTTGTGAGATTGGCCTTCGCCCATATCAATTCTGTAACTTGACAGAAGTAAATGTATCAAACGTAGAGTCACAAGATGATCTTAACGATAGAGTCCGCGCAGCATCGTTTATTGGCACCTTGCAGGCCAGCTACACAGACTTTCACTATCTACGTGATGTGTGGCGTAGGACTACCGAAAGAGATGCTCTCATCGGCGTGTCTATGACTGGTATCGCTTCCGGTGCTGTGCTGAAGCTGGACATGAAAGAGGCTGCGAATTGTGTAAAAGAAGAAAACGCCAGAGTCGCAGAGTTGATTAACATCAAGCCAGCAGCCAGAACAACATGTGTAAAGCCTGCAGGCACCACATCGCTGACTCTTGGCACCAGTTCAGGCATACACGCTTGGCACAATGATTTCTATATCAGAAGATTACGAGTTGGCAAGAATGAATCAATTTATTCTTATCTGGCACAAAATCACCCAGAACTAATTGAGGATGAGTATTTTAGTCCTCATACTACTGCGGTCATCTCAATACCACAGAAGGCGCCAGAGGGGTCCATCCTAAGAACAGAGTCAGCCCTTCAGCTTTTGAAGAGAGTAAAGAATGTCACTGATGAGTGGGTCCGCCCCGGTTTTCGAAAGGGTCAAAACACTCACAACATCTCCGCCACCATCTCTATTAAGGATGCTGAATGGGTCGATGTTGGTGAATGGATGTGGGAAAATCGTAGTAGTTACAATGGTTTATCTGTCTTGCCGTTCTCTGACCACACCTACAAGCAGGCGCCCTTTGAAGATTGCTCCAAGGAAACATACGAGGCTTTGATGGCGTCTCTAACAAGTATTGACCTCACTAAAATCAATGAAGAAGAAGATAACACAGACCTTAAGGGAGAAGCTGCTTGCGCTGGAGGCGCCTGTGAAATCAAATTTGTTTAATTTTAGCAACTAGTATGCTATACTGATAAAAGAGTAAGCCCAAGTGACCCAAGGGTAAGGGTGCCTCATGCCCAGTGAGGAAATTGTAGGTTCGAATCCTGCCTTGGGCTCATCTTTTCCTTTACAAATCTCGCCAAAAATAGTATAATAAAACTACGTCAAAGGAGCTGCCAATGGCAAAAAAATACGAGATAAGAAAAGTTTCAAGAGAGCAAGCAACCGACCTGGTGCAAGCTAACCACTATTCTCCTGTCATGCCGAAACTTACAAAGCACTGGCTAGGCGTCTACAAAGAAGGCGCGCTTGTAGGAGTAATCACATTAGGCTGGGGAACGCGTCCCCTACACACGATACAAAAGATTTTAGGCCCGGGGTTTGAATCAAAAGACTATTATGAAATAGGGAAGATGTGCATGCTTGACTCGGAACCTAGAAACTCTGAAACGCAGATGATATCGCAGGTAGTCAGGTGGCTGAAAGAAAACTGCCCAGAAGTGAAATACCTTTATACTCTAGCAGACGGTATCATGGGCAAGTGTGGATATGTATACCAGGCTGCAAATTTTTATTATGGTGGAGATTACTGGACAGATAGCTACATGTCAGCAAAAGGCGAAAAGGTACACCCAAGAACAACAAGGCAATTGTGTAAAGATAATTGGCTGTATCATTACGATGAGCGTTCAAGCGGATTCAGTCAGGAATTTAAAGACAATCACGACAGAAAAGTACAAAAAGCTCTAGAAAACAATACCAAACAACCAAAGCAACAGGTATTCTGGCTAACGCCAGAGTTTATGAAGTACATTGGAATGAGAAAAATTAAGGGAAAGATGTTCAGATATATATATCCCTTGAACAAGAGGGCAAAGAACCTGCTGAAAAAGAGTCCAGAGATTGTGTGGAAGATTGGACCAGGTGTATATCCCAAAGAAACAAACGGAGCCCTTCAGTGGAAAGAGATGGTCGGTAGAAAAAACTACCAAATACTCCCAGGAATGCCCAGTTGGGATTTGCAAGTTGTTGAACATAACAAAAAGAATGTGAATGCTCACAAAAAAACAGCATAAAAACTATTGACATATTTGATACGATCGGATATTATTGTAAAGGAACTTTAGAAAAGGAGAATATTATGGGTTCTAACGACGACAAGTTATTAACAACAGAAGAACATCTTTCAAATTTCGTGAAGGAGTTTTCTGCAATTGAAGATGCTATGGAGCCTTTTAAGGAGCAGAGAAGAGATTTGCGCGAGTCTTACAATGATAATGGATGGCTCTCAAAAGAAGAGATGAGACTAGCAGTAAAAGCATATAGGTTAGTCAAGTCGGATACCGACATGGAACAGCTTACTGAGTATTTCAATAAGCTCAAGAGAACAGTGAGGTCTATCAATTATGTCTAAATACATCTCACCAGTTCTCAAGCCAGTAAACCGGCACATCACTATTGTACCACACCCTAGGGCTTCAAAGCAGGACTCTGGCTCGACTGTATTGTTACCGGAAGACTTTGCAGTCGAAGATGAGAGATATATTACGGCAACTGTACTTGACATTGCCGCAGATTGCTCTTCGACCTTAAGAGAGCTTAGAGGTTCTGGTAACAAAAATAGAACTGTAGTTGTTGAGCGCTCCATGGTTGAAGAGATTGTTGTAAATAACAAATCTTACTTTACAGTATTGGAAAACTATGTATTGGGAATAATGCGAGGAATAAATGAAGATTGACCTTTTTGGTGATGATATTGGCTCGGTAGAGTACATATCACATATGGGTAGTGACTTGTCTGTCGTCAATGCAGC